GAAGCTCTTGCACCTGAAGATGTATTCAAAAATGATTGTTACAATTGTTGTTTAGTTGGAACTGTATTAAGTTTGATGTCCACTGTAGTTTTAGTAAAAATGTACTTCGCTGGTTATTTTTGACTCAGATGTTTGATTGCTTCGAAAATATTTGAGTAAATTGTGTTACCAAAGCGAACTCTCCCTGATTTTGCCGACATCCACCCACGATGCCCATTGAAATACGCTCGCTGTATATCAACCATTATAAAAAAGAAAGATTATTTTATAGAAAGCTGAGATGGGTCTCACAATTATTATGGGAAATATGTTTTCTGGTAAAACGTCCGAACTTATCAGACGACTTAAGAGATACAAAGTCATAGGTAAGAAGATTGTTGTCATCAATTCATCAAAAGATACTCGCTCACCTGATGAAGTCCTGAATACCCACGACGGTGTTCAATTTCCATGTCTCAAAGTCGATCACATTTCTCATTGTATCATTGAGGAGTCATTCTGTAGTGCCGAAATTGTGGCGGTTGACGAAGCTCAATTCTTTTCAAACCTCAAGGAGTTTGTGGAGATGTGTCTCTTTCTAGGCAAATCTGTGATTCTCGCGGGTCTTGATGGAGACTATCAACAGAACAAGTTTGGTGAGATCCTAGACTGTATTCCGATGGCGAGTGATGTTGTAAAGCTCTCCGCCCTCTGTATGGATTGCTGTAATGGAACACCTGGACCATTCACGAAAAGAATCGTCAAGAGTGATGCACTTGAATTGGTGGGTGGCACGGATATGTACAAGGCGGTGTGTCGTAAACATCTAATAGAATCGGTGGATGTCCAAAATAAGAACCACTCGTTTTTGAAATCCGCGCTTCGTGACTCTATGATATCTTGAGTGGTCAAATAAGAACTCGTGTCCAGATTGATGTCTGTGTGCCTCATATTCGGTGTATAGAACACAATCGCGACCACTCTTTATAGTGAGATGGTATCTCAACATCATATTACTTTCGGCTCGATGTGCTGGTATATTCATAGGTGCGTCCATTACGGCGAACTTGGCAGTCTCTTTATCAACACATGGAACCTGATCAATTATTTTTTGAATTTCCGGAAAGTCCTTCACATTGTAGTAGTAATACTTATCATTCTTCTTGAACCATGGATCAAGTTTATGAAAATAGTGCTTCTTGGCGCTGTCGACCCCCTTTTCAAATTCATAGAGGATCTTATTGTAATTTGCCTTGACAAACCAAAGATTTGGATAATCCATGATATCGTAATCAAGTTTGTAATATATGAAATCGATCAACGTATTCCTTATACCCACGAGAGGTCGTAGTGGCTTTTGAAAGTAGAGAGTATCGATGGGTGCCTTGAGGTAATCACGGAGAACTAATACGACAGGCAACAACAGGACACGCCACATTAATTTCTCAGTATAAAATAAAAATGCCAGGTTACGGCGCGAAGATGGAACGATTTACCCCAGAACCCACTAAGGAAACCCCTGAATTGGAACAACGCTTTGTGATGCCAGCGGTGCCAAAATTGACCCTCGTTCAGATGACTATTCTTGGTCTCGTCTTGGCGTATGCGTTCAGTGTGCGTAAGATGAACAAGGCTGTTGTCTCCACTGCGGCGCTTGCCATTGCACTCCTTCACATGTATGATCACATGTACCGTGTGAAGCGTGGTGACGAACACCTTTTCTTCCTCCCCAAGAAGGAGGGATACTGTGGCGCTTGCCGAAAATAAATTAATCGTATATTACAAGTATGCTCGTCAAAATTACTCGTAGCCCAGACAGTGCAAAGAAGTTTAGGGCTATTTTACCCGGCGGCAGGACTGTTGACTTTGGTGCCAGTGGTTATTCAGACTACACCAAACACAAGAATCCTTCACGAATGCGCTCGTACGTACTCCGCCATGGCGGAAATGTACCTAAATCTATTATAGCGGAGAGAGATCCCCAGAAAATTCACACACGCATGCTCAAGGTTGATACAAGTGACAAAGAACAATGGCTTTTGGGTGGTGTTGCAACTGCGGGATTCTGGTCACGATGGTACCTGTGGAGCCAACCAAACTTTGGGGATGTCAATAGATTTATGTTACAAAGATTTGGAATTAAAATCATCAAAAGTCACTAATGTTCCATTCTCAATGAGAGACGCATATTCATCATCCATGGGCATACTTGCCTCGTAATACACACGTTTCATATACATGTCCATGTCGTCAAAATACTCGAGAAGTTTGACGAGATCTTCATCGCGCGCGGTATCCACCACTATATCAAACTTTGCTTCCGAAAACTGGCCATTGGTTATGAGATTATCCCTGATGAACTCTTCAATGGGGCATTCGGGATCGGTCGCGATCTCATCAGCTTTGTATGAACAACTCATGAGAACGCGAAGACCACCACCGATCTTCTTGAGGAAGATCTTCTTTTCGGGGGTGAGGGGCATTTTTGAACTTGAAAATGTAATTACATCACGTGACTTAGGTGTTAATTCTTTGCGAGTCCACGCTTTCTCAGGTTAGCCTTAAGGTTAGCTAAAATTATCTGTACCACACCCCAGCCCTGGTCGCCGCGTCGTCAATTTCATCAACGATTTCCCAAGCCCATAAACATTCATCGGCATCTTCGCGTGCACAGATTGCATGTGCAACATCGAGGGCTTCGTGTAAAAGCATTTTGAGGCGCATTTGTCTTACCGTCATTTTCTTTGGTTCACGCAAAGATGGGGACGAATACATGTGTTCAAGAGCCGCGCATGTGATTTCCCGCTTTTTCATTTCATAGTGAATATCTTCACTTTTTTGAGCGGCAATGATGCGATATCTAGGTCTGTGCTCTGGAACAGGGGCTGAACTCCAGTACCCAAATCTTCTGAGGGTCTTCATTGTATATGTATGGACCTAAACTTTTAAGATACATACAAAATTAAAGATATCAAACACTTTAAATGTATGATGGAGTGGCGTGACGATCTACACGATACGAACCAACTCATACGACGTGTGATCCTTCCAAAGCTTATACAACTTGAGCTCGAACTTGAATCACTTCGAAGACATACTTGGCCCTATATCCAAGCTCGTAAAGAGATGGGTCAACTGGATGATATCGCTGCAAAGAGGGACTTTTGTAAACATTTAGATGATGATACGATTTTGGAACTTTTGAGAATTAAAGCAAAATACTCAAAAGCTACAGGACTTCAGGGTAGGGAATATGATATGCTCAAAAATAATTTTTGTTAGTGTATAGTAAATGGTATTACCTATCTTAATTGGAGCTTTAGGTTTAGACGCACTTGGTGTATCCGTGCCTGGTATAGGTTTAATCAAATCACCTAAAACTGCGTTCGATAAGAACAAGGATTTAGATGTAAGCACTTTCATATCCTTATTATGTTCGTGTATGTGTTCGGCTATGGTCGTCCAACGCATGATAAGTTTCCCATTTAAAAGTCCACCTATTCTGATGATATTGGCTGTGTGTTGTGTATCAAGTGGTTTTTCGTCTGTGATGTTAACTAAAGATACTTACGATCGGTTTACTCGACCATCACCACCTCCAAAGTAATTTTAGAAAAAGTCATCCGTTCTATACATATTCACTGCGTATGCACCAGTCTTACCTAAAACCGAGACTGATTCATTCCCATAGAGTTCTTCGCATCCGATATCTTCCATACAATCACGCGTATTGTGACTCACTGGGATTGGGTACAAGTTTTCACCGCCAGTTGTGGTGTAATAGTGATACCGGTCACGACGACCCGTGACTTCTTTCCCGTAGAGTGGAAGTGTTTCCTGACCGGGGCCCATAAGAACACCCATCTGTTGCATGTGTCCAGGTTTATATTGTTTGATTGGTGGACCTCTAAACTCGGGTTCATGGCGTCGTTCACGGCGCATCATTGGACGTGGTGGTACGACTGGTACTTCGACTGGAACTTTAACTATTTTTGGATTTTGATACATATACCCCAAAAGGAGTGTGAGTACAACAAGTGCCGACCACATGAGTTGTGTCTTTGTCTTGGTCTTCATTTATATTAGTTAAGGAATATTTTTTACATAAAGAAATGAAGATTCTTGCGATCGATATTGGATACCATAATATGGGTCTCGTTCTCGCTGAATGTGGTAAAGGTCCGAAGATTGACGTTGAGTTTATAAAGAAAATAAGTCTCGAGGATTATAAATATATTCAATCTAATGATTTTGTAGATCTCATTCCTTTATTTGTAGACGATCACAAATACATATTCGAGTCTGCAGACACCATACTTATAGAACGTCAACCACCCGGTGGATTTACAAATATTGAGATACTTCTACATTACATGTTCAAAGATAAAGTTGTACTGGTTTCACCTGTGAGCATGCATACACATTTTGGTATGCGACACCTCAATTACGAAGAGAGAAAATTGAGGACGGTTTCTATTGCAAATAAATATATCGATGGTGATATTCCCTATGAAAGAAAACATGATATTGCAGATGCACTATGTATGGTAGTCTATTACAATTTTAAAATATCTGTGCACACATTTGATAAGTTTAGGTTTGAGTCCGCTCGGCTCTGAGAATCTCAAGCGCATTTCCAATTGACTCCAATGCTTCGAATACATTAACCGTGGATCGACGTTGTACACATTCTCTGAGTTTACCAAGATTGTAGTCGAATGATTTTTTTTCCTTTTCCTTGGTTTCTCGGATTTTCTTTTTTATTTCCTCAAGTCTCTTGATTTCAGTGTCAATTTTATTTGTCACAGTCTCAATCGCTTCATCCATCTTGTCGATCTCGGTTTCATACCAATGAAGCTGTCTCTTAAGAAGATCCTGTTTTACATGAGACTTTGTTCGTTGCATTTGGTGCTCAATTCTATCTAACTTTTCATCTAAAATTTCAATATTTTGAATATATTTTTGGTGGTGATAATCTTTAGATGCCTCGAGGGTTTTAATTTGCTGATCAATCTCTTGAATGGGATCCATGGGTGTACTACTATGTCTTGGCGTCAAAACTTTATACCAAGCAGTTCATCTTATTAATAAATATAGTGAACTTTATCCCCAACCCTTTGAAGACTCTCCCTTTCGTTCATCTGAACAACGAAATCTCCCTTCAAAGCTTTGAGATTTGTGTAAAACTTCTTAATGTGCTTCTTAGGCAAGGGATTAATGTACATGTCATCAGTTATGTTTTTGAATATATTGAGCCAGAAGGAGAACTTAGACGCTTGCTCGTCCATGTCGATAACGGTGATGTGGTGTTTAATCACGTATCCGTTACCGATAATAGAGTGTTCACTGGGATCAATGTAGTCAAGCATGTTTATAATTAATGTAAGTATATGTTATCACTTAGGTTATCTTATAGAAACTGTACTCCTCCTCGCGCCAATTTGGCATTTTACTTTGGGGCTTTACCAGACATGAGCGTTCTTATGTCATGAATGAACGTATCGAAACGTCCAAGACGAAACTGTACCAATGCCCACAAGAAGAAGAATACAGTTTTTGTCAAGTTATTTATATCGTTATCTTCCATCTTATATATGGGACTCACAACTCGATGCATGAATGTTTCCTCTTTGTCTTGTCCAGTCACAACCATCTCCATCTGAGTCAAAGCACATGTATCGTCGTTGACTGACCAATGATAGAATAAAAATGGGATAAGTATTGAGTAAAACTCCAAGTTTCGGCGATCATTTGTAAATGGAACGACGAGAATGGCAATAAGAAAAATAAGATGAATCAAGAATATTATGTTCATCTATAATAATATGAGCGAAGAAAATTTCGGTGGCATGTCGACTACCGCGATAAAAAAGAAGGAGCTTCAACTTCGAGAAGAAAGTTGGAATGATCAACATGAATCTATATTGAGACAGTGGGGCGAGGCGTCTGGGTGTTACAGATATATGAACCACCGAGCGTTTCTTATGTACAAAGGTCTCTCGATGCGTTTTACTTTACCCGTTATTGTATTATCAACACTCACAGGTACAGCGAACTTTGCCCAGGAGCAGTTCCCTGAGAGTATGCGAAGTATGGTTCCATCAGTTATTGGTGGTTTAAATCTCATCGCGGGTCTCGTGGCAACTATTATGCAGTTCCTTAAGATTAATGAACTCATGGAGAACCACAAAGCGGCCGCGCTTTCTTACGGTCTCTTATCTCGAAATATTCGTTTGATGCTAGCTCTTCCACGACGGGAGCGTGGTGCTGACGGTCTTGACTTTGTGAACAATTGCAAAGCCGAGTATGACCGCCTCATTGAACAATCGCCATCCATACCCACTAGCATACTCGCAGAATTTGAGAGAGAATACCCCCTCGACAATGTGTTCACTAAACCCGAAATCCTCGATGTTCGCGCGATTCCAAAGTTAAAAGTTAACACCGGAAGTGCCATCGCATCTCTTACAAGAGGTGGTCCACTCAGCAAGGTTGGAGAACTTGTAAAATCGAGAGAAGAGTACGATGCGAAGCTTAAAATTCTCGACGAAATGCAATCGGAAATAGATGCCGAAGAGGATATTAAATCAGTGGTCTCTGAAGAAGAGAGAGACGTCGAGCAAGGTATACCATAAGAATACACATACCCACATTTGTCAAAATAGCACACACCGCATATGGTAAAATTTTCCTTTTTAAAGGTTTTACGATACGTTCTTGTAGTGCGTCGTTCTCCAGCACTAAATCTATAGCCTGATTAGTAAGATCATCAATGGATTCCTTCATTAAGATAGTTGAACAAAAAAAAGAAGAGCCTGTGACAACACTTCACACGCAACACATTGATCTATTACAAAAGTACATTAGGGAGCGAAAAAATGTATTTATCTGCGGGGCTTCGGGTGTTGGGAAGACATATATACTTCAATCAGTTTTGAATGAAAACAATAGTGTGGAAATACAACGAGAACATCTTAAAAGTAAATCAAATTTTCTAGCATTCATAAAGAATACTGGAAAACATGCATTTATCGATGATTATGATTCCGAATTCAAAACCATAGTAGAGCGTGTGGCTGATGGTGAACGTCTCACACGGGGATCTCTTGTTGTTACGTCGGTAAATATGTGTATGTTTCCAAACTTTGAAACTATCTTCGTTATGAAACCCACAATTGAGAAATTGATATCCTTGATTGGTGAAAGAACACCAAAAATTGAAAATGCGGCGATTCAATCACATGGAAATATTCGGAACTTTTTATCATACGTGGATGGCTATGATGTAACGGATGTTTTCAAAACACCCAAGGAGTTTATTACAGATATTCTTACAGATGCTCAACCCATCAAAATACACGATTCAATCTCTGAACATGGTCATCTATGGGATATTTTTCAAGAAAATTACTTAGACTCCAAGGGTGTACATGTAAATCGTGTTGCATCGGCATTCTCTGATGCGGATGTGTACGATTCTCATATATATTCCTCGGGTGATTGGAACCTTATGCCATACTTTGTGCTCAATGCGCTAACAATCCCCAAAACTGGTATGGGAACTCCGTTAATCAGAGAAAAGATTAGACCTGGGAGTTGTTGGACAAAATATGGGAATTACAAAATGAGAAACCAAAAGTACAAGGAAATACAAAAAAAGTCAAAAACCGGATTGTACATAGATGAACTGTGTCTACTCAAGAAATATGCAGAGACGGGTAATGTACTTCCAATGGTGGAGTACAACCTAAGTCCACAAGACTTTGACGTTATTAACCACCTTGCTGTTGGAAGTAAATTAAAACAGAGAGACGTGACGAAAGTAAAGAAGGCATTGAAAAATGCAATCGAAAAAGGTTGTTGAACCCGAAGATGTTGAACCCGAGTGTACAAAGACAATTGGAAATGAAATCCACTTCTATGGCGAAATCACGGTTGAAAATACACTCGAATTTGTGGAAAGCTTTAGAAAGCTTGAGATTCGCCTCTTAAAACAAAAGGCTGATCTCATTGGGTATGAACCCGAAATCCGTGTGCACATTATGAGTGATGGTGGTGATATGTTTTCCGGGTTAGCACTTAAGAATCTCATTGAAAAGTCTCGAGTCAAGGTTATTACCATAGCCCAAGGTGCATGTTGTTCCGCGGCTACATTTATGTTTTTGGGTGGGTCAGAGCGTCGCATGGGTGAAAATGCATACCTTCTGATTCACCAATTGAGTACCGAGTTTTGGGGTAAATACCAAGAACTCAAGGATGAAATGAAAACGTGTGATAAGTTTATGAATGCACTCAAGAATATGTACACCTCAAAAACTGAAATCCCGGAAAGAAAGTTTAGGAAGTTGATGAAGAAAGACCTCTATTTGTCGGCATCAAAATGTCTAAAGTATAAGATTGCTCACGTGATTGACTGATAGTAACGTAGCGTTTGTAAAGACCTAAAATACATAAAATAATAAAACCTATCGCAAATGTATTTGCGTTTGTATACACAGATAGTGTTTCTGGTGGCCTAAGTCGCTCCATTCTACCATAATTTACAACTGGTATCATATTTAAAGTTGAGAAATTAATTATACACATAATGGAACGCCTTATCCGAGAAGACAAAAATGGTCGTCGTCGGTACACCGATATACACGTGGAAGATTTGGGGGATGGAACTGCCGATATTGTGAAGACAAGTGGAGTGCTTGGAAGTGACAAGACTGTTGTGTCACGAACTAATGTCAAGACGGGGTATGAGAAGGCTTTAGCTCGGGCCAAGACGATGTGGACCAATGAGAGAACGAAAGGTGTTCAAATTCTTCCCATGTTGGCGAATAAGTGGGAAGACCGACACCATTATATTACCGAACCTTTTTATGTTCAACCCAAGTTAGATGGTGTTCGTCTCCTCGTATCCAAGAGTGGGTGCTTCTCTAGAACTGGTAAGGTTGTCAATGGCGTTGAGCATCTCACCAAGGATCTCAAAGATGGTGAATGGTTAGATGGCGAATGTTACGCCCCAGGTAAAACGTTTGAGGAAATTACAAGTATGTTCAAGATGAACCCTCAAGACTTGGAGTTTCATGTATTTGATTACTTTAATACACACAAACCAGATCTCCCATTTGCGGAAAGACAGAAACGGGTCACGGTGGAGACTCTTCTCGTTCAAAAAAAGTCTGATATTCCCAAACTCCACGCAAAGTTTGTGAACCAGGGACACGAGGGTATTATGATTCGTGAAGCTACGAGTATCTATGAAATTGGCAAGAGAAGTAACTATCTCCTCAAGTTTAAGGAGTTCCAAACTGAAGAGTATGAAATTATTGGTGCTCATACTGGTCACGGGAGAGACGCGGACGCTGTTATTTGGGTATGTAAAACTACGAATGGTCACGAGTTCACGGTAAGACCCGAGGGTACCATTAAACAACGAGAGGTCTACTATGCAAATAGAAACAGGTACATTGGAAAGCAACTCACAGTTCGTTTCCAAAATCTCACAGCTTTGGGGGTACCCAGATTCCCAGTGGGTGTGGCGATTCGGGACTATGAATAATATCTGGGGAAAGTAAATGAACACTAAACTTGCGGTAGATGTAGATGAAGTCCTCGTCAACCTACTTGTACCGATGGCTAAATGGAGGGGTGTCGCATTACCCACTCGACCCAAATACAAATACCTGTACCGGGAAATATTCAACTGCACAGAGGAACAATCTCAAGAAATTCTTCACAAGTTTTATCGCTCCAGGGAGTTTCTCAACCTCAAACCAATTCTCGGTGCTCAACCAGCTATGCAGAACTTCAGACAAACATTTGATAAAATGTATATCGTCACAGGACGCCAAGAAATGGTACGTGAAACAACTGAACTGTGGATTGAGCGTTTTTTTCCGGGTGTTTTTGATGATGTCATTCTTACAAATAGTTTTACTGAGAATGAAATCAAAAAGGTTGACGTCTG